TTGTACACCCTGTAAAGGCACATAGAACTTCGGCCGTTCCTTGCTTTTCTACATTGCCCACTCACGGCTAGATGCTCGCGGCTTGGACGCGGCATTCCGTTGGGCATACTTATTGCGGCACCGCGAGACCCACAGTCATGCGGATAACCAAAGGCCCACCGTATGGGAGCCGGCCGCACTTTCATCCCCATAGCGCGCCTCCTCTCGCTGCTGTTGGGATCCTGCAGCCAGGTTGAGGTCCGCAAGATAAGGCGGGCGCCTCCCTGGCTGCTTTCGTTTTCTGCGCGGTAGAGAAGCCCGGTATCTCGCCAGCCTCATAAGCTGGAAATCGTCAGTTCGAATCTGACCTGCGCAACCAAATTCAAATCGGCGCAATTCTCGACCTCTTGCGCTGGTCTGGCGGGTGGGCTTCGGCTCACCCGCTTTTACATGAGGTCGCAAGGAGTCGAGAACCTTGATGGATGCGCTATTCGGTGGCCCAGTGGCTGCCAATGACAATTGTGAGAAGCCAAAGAAGAAGCGAGACCTGGCAGCCGAGAACGCTAGACGTCATGCTAGGGCACCAGAGAGGGTGTGTGAGCATTGCGGAGTAGTATTCAAGCGCAATATAAATAGTAAAGACGCCGCAAGGTTTTGCTCTCGCCGGTGCGGTTACGATGCTGGCGCCAACGTAGTCAAAGATCCTTTCGTTTGCCAATCCCTTATTGAGCAGTCACTACATCTAAACGCGTCATTCAAAATATCCATGGCAAGGTGCGTCGGATGCGGCGATAGGATCGCGTCTGACAACTTGCTGATAAAGTATTGCTCATCAGTCTGCGCGCGCAGCAAGTATATTGCGGAGAACGACAACCGCGATCATTCGCCGCGTCCATGCTCAGAATGCGGAGAGAAGTTTTCAACGTCATATGGCGATAAGCGCAGCGTCTATTGCTCTAAGGCTTGCGCGAAAAGAAAATCTGGCAGGCTCAATCGAAAGAAAGAACGTGCGCGACTGCGCACTCAGGCGGTTGAGAACGTCAATCCCACCAAGGTATTCGAGCGTGATAAGTGGAAGTGCCAGATCTGTGGCGTGAAGACGCCTCGTAATCTGCGAGGCACCTATGATGATAGGGCGCCAGAGCTAGACCACATCATGCCACTCAGCCTAGGCGGGGCGCATAGCTACATGAACACACAATGCGCATGTCGCAAGTGCAATGCGGTGAAGAGCAACACGCCACCGGCGCAGCCCAGTCTGTTCGCATATGTCGCATGACAGCAATCGCCCTTGGCTTCACCTATACAAGACGGCGCGTTGGCGTCGTCTTCGTGAATACCAGTTGGCCACTCATCCATTGTGTGAGTGGTGCCTTGAGCGGGAAGAGGTAACGGCTGCCAACGAGGTACACCATGCCATCCCACATCGCGGAGACATGGATATCTTTTGGTCTGGACCATTCATCTCGACATGTAAGCCATGCCACTCATCGAGAGGACAGCTTGAGGACCACGGCAAGACGGTCGTGGTCTATGGCGCGGATGGATGGCCTCTTTAGCTCATCAATAACATGAAAATAAATAGATAAATCGATGTTTTGATTGCATTTTGTTCTTGACACCAATGCTGATCGATGATATAATGAAAGGTTGCCCTGGGAGGGGGTGGTCGACTCTCTGGGTCGGTCGCCGACGGGGAAACGGCGTTGGGGATTTGCGTACACTTTTCCAATTGAAAAGTTGACCCTTGGGGAGAGGCATCGATTGAGCCGGAAGGCTCTCGGGAGCGTCGCTCGACCGTCGATGCAAACAACCTAGCAGATTCGACAAATTTGTCAAGGAAATTCCGATGGCGCGACCAAGAACGCCAAAAGCAAAAGCCAAGACGACGGGGCAGGACACTGCACGTCGCACGAAGTTTGAGGGCCGCAACGAACCCGTCGTTATGGACGGAGTCGGCGAGCCGCACTCGTGGTTAAAAGAACATGCGCAGCTTGCCTGGCGCGAAATCGCCGCGGAAATTCCGTGGCTCAATCATTCACATCGAGGCCACTTGGCGATCGCGGCGCAGATCCGCGGACGCATGATGGCCGGCGAAGACTGCGGAGTGCAAGCGCTCAACCTGCTTCGCCAGTGCTACGGCCAGATGGGCGCTACGCCGGCCGACGCGAGCAAGGCCGGAGCGCAGCCAGATGGCGAGACAGAAGATCCAGCCGAAAAGTACTTCCGCGGCAGGTAGCCGCAAGGCAGTAGCCGGCGACATCATCGATCCGAAATATCCGACAGGCCCAGTTGATGAGTACGCAGAGGCGGTCATCAACGGCTCCATCGTAGCTGGCCCGCATGTGCGGAACGCTTGCCGTCGCCATCGTGATGACCGCAAGCATGGGCGCGAGCGCGGGCTGCGCTTCAACCTAAGCGCGGCGCTCGACAAGATTGGCTTCTTTGAGGACGTCCTGAAATTGAACGGCGGCCAGTTCGAAGGCCGCCCCTTCATCCTGCATATCTCGCAAAAGTTCAAGGTCGGCTCTCTGTTCGGTTGGGAGAAGCAGACGCCGGAAGGCGAATGGCTTCGCCGGTTCCGCCGCTACTACGGCGAAGAGGGCAAAGGCAACGGCAAGTCTCCGTTCGCGGGTGGCATCGGCCTTATCGGCATGATGTACGACAGCGAGGAGCGAGCCGAGATCTACGCGGCCGGCAAGGACAAGGCGCAGGCCATGGTTCTGTTTCGCGACGCCGTCGCGATGGTGGACCAGTCGCCGGCGCTAGCCAAGAGAATCACCAAGTCCGGCGGCAATCCCGTTTGGAACTTGGCCGACCTTAAGTCTGGTTCGTTCTTTCGGCCGATTTCGCGCGAGGGCGCATCGAGCGGGCCTCGGCCATACATTGCGTTGTGCGATGAGTTGCACGAGCACCCGAACGGCGACGTGATCGAGATGCTCGAGCGCGGCTTTAAGTTCCGGCGCTCGCCGCTGCTTTTGATGATCACGAACAGCGGGAGCGATAGAAACTCCATCTGCTGGGCCGAACATCAGCACGCGATCAAAGTTGCGGCAGGCACGCAGACGCCAGACGATGAATTTACCTATGTCGGTGAGACGTGGGAGGGCAGCGACGACACGTTCTCTTACGTGTGCGCTCTCGACAAGGACGACGACCCGCTGACCGATCCGACATGCTGGATCAAGGCGAACCCTTTGCTGGGTGTCATCCTTAAGTACGAATATCTCGAGGGCGTCGTTGCTCAGGCGAAGGATATTCCTTCGAAGCGCAACGGCATTCTCCGCCTGCACTTCTGTGTCTGGACCGAGTCCGACACGGCATGGATACCGCGGCCATTGCTTGAAAAAGTGATGGTCGACTTCGATCCATACGAAGAGCACAAAGGCAAGAAGATCACGGCCGCCGGTCTCGATTTGTCCGGCGCCAAGGATTTGACCGCCGCAGCTTTTGTTGTCGAAACCGGTACGAAGACGATCGTTCGCGCCGACGGCGAGGCTGCTGACCTTCCGACGTTCGACTTGTGGATCGAGGCTTTCACGCCTCGCGACACGATGGACGAGCGTTCAAAGGTCGACCACGTGCCATATAGGTTGTGGTTAGAGCAGGGCTACATCAACGCACCGGAAGGTGCCCGCATACGGTATGACCATGTTGCTGCACTATTCGCTCGTCTCAATACCGAGCATGGCATCGGCGTTCTGGCTTTCGACCGTTATGCGTTTGATAAGTTCGAAACCGAGCTCGACGACTACGGCGTCGACATCAAGACAGTAGCCCACCCGCAGGGCGGCAAGAAGCGGGCGAAGCCTGACGATGAGAAGGTGCGGGCGGCAAAGGATGCCGGCCTTGAGACTCCGCTTGGTCTGTGGATGCCCGGTTCCGTGAGCGCGCTAGAAACGCTTATCTTGGAAGAGCGCATTCGCCTTCGCAAGAGCCCGGTTCTGCTCGGCGCCCTGATGGGTGTTGCGATCGAGACGGATCCACTTATGGGCAATCAGTGGTTCAGCAAAAAACGCTCAACCGTTAGGATAGACCCTGCGGTTGCTGCCGCCATGGCGGTTGGCGCTGCTGTTGATGGCGTAGTGCTGGCGAGCACATCGATCTACGAAAAACGAGGATTTGTCGAACTATGACCAAGCCGAACATGGCGAAGGTCGCCGTGTTGGCTCGAGACGCAGTTGGCGTCTTTGCGGTCGCGTCGATCTCCTACGGAGCGTGGCTCATTTACCCGCCCGCCGGCTTCATTGTCGGCGGGCTTATTATTCTAGCCGGCGTTATCGCCGCGGCTCGCGGTGGTGTCTGATGGCAGGAATATTCGGCGCGATCGCGCGTCCAAGGGCGGACGCTAACGAAGTCCGCAGCTTGACGATGGAGGAGTGGGCGAGGCTTCAGGGCGGCGGCACGCTGGCAAAAACCGGCGTTTACGTTTCGGCTGATACTGCCCTTCGTTATACGACGGTATTGATTTGCGTTCGCGTCCTGGCCGAGAGTGTAGCGAGCCTTCCCTGCATTCTTTATAAACGCAGAGTGGACGGCGGCAAGGATCGCGCGACAGAGCACCCGCTTTACAAGGTGCTCCACGACCAAGCAAACGCTTGGAACACAGCATTCGAATACGCTGAAGGCACGATGGTCAATCTCTCGATGAGAGGTAACGGCTATTCGTATGTCGAGCGCAATAGAAAAGGCCAAACAATCGGCCTAGTGCCGCTTAATCCAGATGGCGTCACCATCACGCAGGCTTTCGACTGGTCGCCGAAATACGAGGCGACGATGCCCGACAATAGCCGGGCGAAGCTTTCCGCGAAGGAAATGCATCATATCCGCGGCCCGATCCCCAAGGGCTACGTTGGCCAGTCAATGATTTCCCTTGCGAGGGAGGCCATCGGCCTGGGTATGGCCGCAGAGGCATTCGGATCAAACATGTACCGGAACGGCGTCAAGCCGACCGGCGTGCTAAAGCATCCGAAAGTCATTGGCCCGGTAGCCACCGAAAACCTCCGCCAGCAATTTTCGGACAGGTACGCCGGTCTTGAAAACAGCGGCAAGCCGCTCATCCTTGAGGAGGGGATGGATTGGGTGTCGATGTCGATCACGCCGGCCGATGCCGAGTTTATCGACAGTAGGAAGTTTCAGAAGTCAGAAATTGCCGGTGTGTTTCGTGTGCCTGCGCACTTCGTTAACGACCTCGAGAAGGCGACGTTCAGCAATATCGAACATCAGTCCCTTGATTTCATCATTCACAGCCTCAGACCGTGGCTGATTAGGTGGGAGCAGGCTGTCAATCGCGACTTGCTCACAGAGCAAGAGCGGGCCGACGGTTACTTCTGTGAATTTTTGCTCGAAGCAATGCTCCGTGGCGATACCAAGTCCCGTTACGAGGCTTATGCATCGGCCATCCAGAACAAGTGGATGAACGCCAACGAGGCGCGCATCAAGGAGAACATGAACCCCCGCGATGGAGGTGATGTGTTCGAAAATCCTGCCATTCAGGTGAAGCCACCGGCAAACGACAACAGCGCGGCCGAAACGGCGCCAGCGGCTGCATGATGACCTAGATTATACAGGCGTTTCCAACTATATATGACGAGACCGCAAAGTGTTCCACCACGATGCGGTCTCTAACCCTACGACGCTATTGAGGAGCATCGAGTGGCTGAAGTCATATACGCTGGCGACGCCGGCATTTTCAAGACGTGCACCAAGTGCCGCGAGACAAAAGTTCACGGCCTGTTCTACAAGAAGAACAGTGGTGCCGCAGGCGTAATGGCTATTTGCAAGACCTGCTCTGACGCGGATGTCGCAAAATGGCGGCATGACAACCCAGAGCGATCGCGCGACCTAAAGCGAGGTTGGTATGATAGCAATCCGGACAAGGCCAAAGAGATAAAATCAAAATGGGCCTCCACAAACATTGAGCAGCGCCGGATATCATCTGCAAATTACAATGCCAAGCGTCGATCTGCTGTACGTGGACGCCTTGAGGATGCCGTAAGGTCTAATATAAACAACAACATCCGGCGCGGCACGAAGTTTGGCAGAAAAACATTCGACATTCTCGGCTATTCACTCTCCGATCTCCAGTCGCATCTTGAGGCTAAGTTCACGGACGGCATGACGTGGGACAACTACGGGCGTGGCGGGTGGCACATTGACCACCGGCGACCTCTAGTTTCATTCGACTACGAAACCCCGGATTGTCCAGAGTTTAAGCAAGCGTGGGCGCTCTCAAACCTTCAGCCGCTTTGGGAAATTGACAATATTTCCAAGGGCTCAAAGTGGCCGCTGGCCGCGTAGGAATCAAAACACATGGATAAAATTGACGTCTCCGCCCCCGCTGGGGAGCGGAAGGAGCGTTTTTTTGCGCGTGCCGCAGGAACGAAATTCACCGCCCTGGTTGATGGTGGGAATACCACGATCGACCTTTATGATGAAATCGGATACTGGGGCGTCGATGCAAAGACATTCAGGTCGCGTCTAAAAGACGCCGCTGGCGACATCACGCTACGGATTAACTCCGGCGGCGGAGATGTCTTTGATGGAATCTCAATTTACAACGATCTGATTGCCTATGAAGGCAAGGTCCGGGTTGAGGTGACCGGATTGGCCGCGTCGATCGCCTCCATTATTGCGATGGCTGGCGATGAGATCGTGATGGCTCCAAACGCGTTCATGATGATTCATGATGCCTGGACTATCGGAATTGGCAATCGCCACGACTTCGGCACGCTGTCGGCCACCCTCTCCAAGATCGACGATGCATTGGCGCGAACATACGCGGCCAGATCGACGACGGGTATCCGCGCCATCAAGGACATGATGGATAAGGAGACTTGGCTTACAGCCTCAGAGGCCGTCGACGCAGGTTTCGCCACATCTGTTTCATCCGGCGCATCGGCGCAGGATGGGGCAAAAGCAAAATTCGACCTCTCCGTCTTCGGGCAGGTTCCAGAATCTCTTCTTTGGAAAGACGCCGACCTTGAGGTCGAAACCGAAGAAGATATCGAAAAACTTCTCATGCGCGACGCTGGGAAGACGAGATCGCAGGCGCGATCCCTGATTAGGGACATCCGTGCAGGCACGACAAGCAAGCCCGAAACCAAGCCTGGCGCTGGTGGAGTGGAGCTTTCGAATATTGCTGCTGCCATCACTGAGGCGCGCGCAGCATTCCACAACATCAGAACATAGAAAGGGTCACCTATGACCATCACTGCACAGGTAGCCGAGCAGATCACGGCAGACATCAAGAAGTTCGGGGATGACGTGAAAGCCCTGAACGACAACACCCAGCGCGAACTCAAGGCCATGCGCGACGAAATCGACGCGGCTGGCAAGAAGATCGATCCGCTGGTCGCCGAGAAGCTGGACAAGTATGCCGCTTCTGTCGAGACCAAGCATCTCGCGCTCGAGAAGGGCATCCAGGCGGTCAATGACAACGTCGAGAAGGTCGAAGCCGTTCTGAAGCGCCCAGGCGTTTCTGCTGGCTGGGCCGGCGACGAAGCCGTCGCTGACGCCAAGGCTGCTTTCGAGTTCGCCAAGGCGAAACTTGCAAACGCTGGCAAGCTCGGCATCAACACCAAGATCGAGGCAGACGAAGAGGCATATGCCGCTTACGCTGAATCGTTCGCTCCCTACATGCGCGCCCGCTCCGATGCAGCAATGCCGGCAAGCGTACAGGCTGCCATGCA